GCGCGCGCCACCCGGGCAGCCATCTCCGCCTGCATCTGGCTCAGCGCCGCCTCGGCGCTTTCGGCACGCACGCGCCAGTCCTCGGTCTTCTCGATTTCCTCAGTCATTGCGCATCCTGGTCAATGGCTTCCAACTCCGCTTCCACATCCGTAATCCCATGCGCCGCGGCCACGGTTTTCACCGCTGTCTCGCGCGAGAGCTGCCCCGCGTTCACCAGCGCCGAAACCGCCTGCGCCTCCTTCAGCCGGTCATCGGCCGAGAGCGGATACCAGCGCGGCCAGCGCAGCTTCAGCCTCTGCGTCACATCCAGCGGCGGCACCCTCTCGCCCATCACCGTCAGCGGAAATTTCTGCGACGCCCGCACCACCATCTTCATCAGCGGCAGTATCCCGCCATCACCGTAGGAAATCCGCAGATTATCCGCCAGCCAGATCAGTCCCTGGTTCATCATCTCCAGCGCCCGGCCCGATTGCGCCGCCGTCAGCCTATCCGCGCTCGCCCGGTTGCCATGCACGCTCTCCAGCGCAAATTCCCGCAGCGTCCGCACATAGGAGATCACCGCTTCTGCCGCCGTGCCGCCAATCTCCAGCAGCTTCGCATCGCCCTTCTCGGAAACCACGAGGGCATTGCCTGCACCTTTGACAATCTCCGTATCACTGGTCGCAGGTTCTTTGATCAGCAACGTCGGATCGGAGCTGTATTTCAACCCCCTCCCCGCCTGGCTCAGTTGGTAGTCGATCTCGATATTCGTATCGATCGCCGCCCGGAACGTGCACGCCCCATCCACGCCCTCGCCACCCGGCAGATTGCGGATCCACACGACCGGCACAAAGCCCAGCCCATGCGTCACGCTGCGCTGCTCGTCCTTCACCGGCCCGCCCAGCGGATCATTCACCGCCCAGGGCAGATACCAGGTCTCAGCCTCGGTATCCCAGATGCGCTGAAACCAGTACATCGATTGCGTATCGATATTGTCATAGCCCTGCGCGACGAGGTCGGCGCCGCTCACCTTGTAGCGTTCCGTCACCTGCGCCAGCGTATCGGGTGCCGCGGCACTCCATGCCGGCGTCAGATACAGGCTCTCCGGCACCGAGAAGAACACCCGCCCCTGCAGCACGCGGAACAGCACCGCCACCGAGCCGACCGAGCCCCGGATCGCCGCATCGATCATCACCTCATTCAGGCGCGATTCCGCGATCACATCCTGCAAGCACCGCACCAGCGCCGGATCATCAGCATCGATGGCCGGAAAATGCCCGGCGCTGAACAGCAGCGCCACGGAATCCTCCACCACCACCCGGCACAGCCCGTAGCGCACCGAGGGCCGGCGCAGCCGCAGCGGAATATACTCCCCCGCCGAATTGCGCTCCTCGTGGAACTGGTAGGGCAGGTTGTCATACAGCGTGCCATCCAGCACGCGGCGCAGAATATCCAGCTTCGCCACGCGCGCCGGCAGGCTCGTATCCGCCTGGATCGTGCCGCAAATCGTTTCAAACATGCAGGCCTCTTCTAATTTTCAGCGTTGCATCAAAGGCAGGCTCAACCGCCGTGCGGGCTGCCCCACCATGGTGGCCAGCGTGTTCACCGCGCGGGAGAGCGCATCCACCTGGTCATCCTTGCCTCCGTGCGGAAACGCCCGCAGCTCCGCCAGCAGCGCATCATTCCAGGGTGCGGCTACCATCGCCAAATTCCCCGCATCCATCTGCGTTGCCGCTGGCATGGCGCGTATGGTCTTGGCGTCCCGTTCCGGGCTCGCCACAACCCGGTACCCGTTCAGACTCCGCGTCAGCATGGCAATCTGCGCCGCCCCTGCCTGCCCTGGGTCCTGCGGCAGGGCAATCACCGTCCCCGCCCCATCCAGGCGCGCCATCTCCAAAATCTTCGCCTCAACCTGCGCCGGTGCCGCCTGCAGCCGCGCCACATCCAGCACCACCAGCAGGTTCTCCGCTGTCACACCCAGCTTCAACCCTACCGTGTAGTCCGGGCTGCGCCCCGGCGCGCTTAGGCTCGCCGCCAAGTCCCAACCTCGTATCGCTTGCCGCAGCGGCGGCGCCTCGGGCAAAATCCGCACCCGCGTGGCGTTAAAGAACGCCGCGTCTGACGGTAGCGGCGTTTGCTGATACATGGCCGCAAACGCCCGCTCGCCCACTTCAAGGCGCCGCCGCTCGATATCCTCCCGTCCCTGCCATTCCGGCCACAGCACCTCACCCGGCGCGCGGCCCAGCTCATCTTCGGCCTCTGCCAGTGCCGGCAGCCGCAGGCATCTCCACCCCGCCTCCGCCGCCAGCAGCCGTCCCGCCAGATCATCCTCATGCCACCTTGTCATGATCAGCACGATCCGCCCGCCCGGCTTCAGCCGCGCCGTCAGTTCACCCCGATACCAGTCATAAAGCGCATCGCGGGCCGTCTGGCTCTCCGCCTCCGCCCAGGACTTCACCGGATCGTCGATCACGATCAGATCCGCCCGCCGGCCTGTAATCGGCCCGCGCACCCCGGCGGCGAAGTATTCCCTCTCCCCGTCCAGGGCGAAGCGCGATGCCGCCTTGCTGTCCTTGCTGATGGCAATCCCGAGCCAGCTGCCATTCTCCTCGACCGCCGCCCTAACCCGCCGGCCGAAATAATTCGCCAGGGACGCCGTATGCGCCGCGGCGATCACCTGCGCCCTTGGCCGTGCCGCCAGAAAATACGCCGGGAACAGCACCGACCCATAGGTCGACTTCGCTGACCCCGGCGGCATCTGCACCATCAGCCGGTCCACCGCCCCATCCGCAACACCCTGAAGACTGCCAATCAGCATCTCATGGTGCCGCGCAGGCATCTGCCCCTTGGCCGCCATGGCCCGGCGGGCGAATTCAAGAAACCCACCCGCCGCCATCAATCTTTGTATCAACCCGTCCGTGTGAGGCGTAGAACCAGTATGCCAAGGGGTATACGCCAAACTGGGGCAGGTGGGCAAGAAGAAAATAACATGATGTTAGTAAAAATATTATCGCGCCTCATTTAACCCTCGTAACACCAGCTCAATCCCCTGCCCATGCCAGCGCTGGATCGACTTGTGATCCGCCCCAAGCATCGTGCCTATCCTCCGCCACGGAAACAAATGCCGCCCGGTGATCGGGTGCACCAGCGCCCGCGCGCCCAGAATCCGGCGCAGCACGTATTTCGCCTCCGGAACCATCGCCAGCCAGCCGAACGCCTCATCCATGCGGCTGATGTCCGTGGCACTCGGCATGGCCGGGCGGACCACAGCCGCCTGCCAGCCATAGGCTTCCAGCGCGGTATGGACCACGTCAAATTTCATCGTCCGCAGCTGCGTCGAATACCCCCGCGACGGCAAGGCCAGCAACGTCGCCCCCGCCGCCTCTAGAGCATTTTCCGATCAAATTGACTGATATCCTGCTTTGGCGAAGAAATTTTTGCATTCGGTTGGGATGAATTTTTCGATTGCGTTGGCAGCGGCTTTCCTGAGGTCTTCGAGGGTTCTTGGCTCTGCGGCTCTGATGAGAGCTTTAAATTTTGAGAAGGCCATCTCGATAGGATTGAAGTCTGGGGAGTATGGCGGAAGATAGAGCAGGTGCGCGCCGCTGGTCTCGATGGCGCTGCGCACGCCGGTAATTTTATGTGCTGGCAAATTGTCCATGACAACGATGTCGCCTGGCATCAGTTCTGGCACCAAGAACTGCTCGACATAGGCCAGGAAGTGCTCACCATCCATGGGACCGTCCAGCACCATTGGCGCGGATAGTTTGCCTAGACGCAGACCTGCGGTGAAGGTTGTCGTCATCCAGTGGCCGTGAGGAATTGCGGCGATGCAGCGCTCACCCCTTGGGGCTCTGCCGCGCAGGCGGGCCATCTTGGTGGTGATGCCGGTCTCGTCGATAAACACCAGCTTCTCGGGGTTCAGGCGCGGCTGATCGGCCGCCCATTTATCGCGTGCAGCCGCTACGTCGGCGCGTTGTTGCTCGGCAGCGTGCGCTGTCTTTTTTTATATGTGATTTTGCGGCGGTTGAAGAACCGCCAAAGCGTCCCAATGCCGACCCGGGTTCCGTGCGCCGCGAGTTTTTCTTGCAGCTCAGTCAGTGTGATGTCACGGCGTTCCTCGACTTGGCGAAGAATGAACTCAGCTTCCGCCTCAATCCGGCCAGACTTACGATCGCCACCGTTACGCAATGGAGCAATGTCACCAGAGGCTCTCATCTGCGCCTGCCAGCGGATCGCACTGGACGCGCTGACCTTGAAACGTGCCGCCGCCTCGCGGCACGAAAGACCTTCCGATATTGCAGCACAGACGCGGCGCCGAAGATCAATGGAAATCGGTTTGGCCATGCATGCCGGCCCCCTTCGCCAGCACACATCTTGAATCAGATCAAAGCCGTTTTGGGAATCCCATCCGATTCAATCAGATGGGAATACGCTCTA